GGAACACGGGCGCTGTGGTCGTCTGGGCATGGGTGCCATCTCCTTGGGCATAGAAAAAGCCCTGCGAGTTATAAAACCCACAAGGCTCTCTGTATATTTTTCTAAGTATATCATACCACAACAGGTTGACTGAGTCAATGGTGAACAGGGGTGAACTGCTGTGCACTATGGTGTCCAATTTTCAGAAAAATTCTGAATGGCTTTTTCATGCAGTTTAATTACCCACCTTTTTGAATACCCCATTTTTGTACTAATCTCTTTCCACGAAAGGAACATCAGATACTTGTACCGAAGAACAGTGCGCTCATTTGTGTTCTCCAAATCATCAATTGCTTTGCCGATGGAGTATTTAAGTTCAGACAATCTGCATTTGTCGTTCTGGATTTCTTTTTCAAGTTCAAGCGCCTTGTCAGTGTACTTTACGAAAGGCGGATCGGTATTTCTTGTTCCCGAAAGCCGCTCTCCGAAACCGCAGCCGGATATACCGCTTGCCAAATCACGCAGGCTTTTCAGTTCGATTTCCTTGTAGTGTATCTGATGGTTCATTTCACATGCGCTTGTCAAAAATTCCTTTGCCGTCATGCCGAAACCTCCTCTTTTAGCTTTTTCAGAAGAAATTCTCCGTTCAAATCCGAAAGTATCGAAAACCAGTTTGAACGGAAGAATTTCTCTATGCTCCGCTTATCATGCTGCGCCGATTTATCGTCCGGTGTATATCTAAGAAGCTCCACAGCATCTCGGTAATCCTTGACCGCCTGTACGATTATGGCATTTGCCAGTTCCTTGTATGGATTCATTTATGTACCTCTGCTTTCACTGCGGTGATAAGCGCCGCCTGTGTTGTATTCTTTGTTTTCAGAGCTTTCATTATCTGCTCGTCAATAGTGCATTTGGCGATTATGTGTTGAATTACCACCGTGTCTGCGGTCTGTCCCTGCCGCCACAATCGGGCGTTTGTCTGCTGATATAGTTCAAGACTCCATGTAAGCCCGAACCACACCAGGGTCGAACCGCCGCTCTGCAAGTTCAATCCGTGTCCGGCAGAAGCAGGGTGGATAAGAGCCACAGGGATTTTTCCGCTGTTCCAGTCGGAAATGTCCTCGCTTGACTTAATCTCTCGGATTTCAAACCGCTTTCGGATACGCTCCAGATCGTGCTTAAACCAGTAAGCCACAAGCAGCGGTTTTCCGTTCATGCTTTCGATTATATCCTCCAAAGCATCTAGCTTGCGGTCGTGTATGTGAACCGTTTCTCCGTCATCTGAGTAAACCGCTCCGTTTGCCATCTGCGACAGCTTATTTGAGAGCGAAGCGGCGTTTGCCGCAGTCACTTCGTTATCTTCAGTGGAAAAAATGAGGTCTTTCTTCAAACGGTCGTATTTCTCCTTTTCATTTTCGGAAAGCTGAACCATGTATTCCGCGCTTATGAGTTCGGGCATTTTAAGGTGATCGGTGGCTTTCATGGAAATCGTGATGTCGGAGATTTTGTCATAAATTCGCTGTTCCGCATCGGGTAAAGGTTTGTAGCTGTATACAACCATTCCGTTTCGCTTGTCCGGCTGAAAATACGCATTTCTGTACTGCCCGATAAGCCTGCCGAGCCGTTCTCCCATATCCAACAGCTTGAACTCCGCGAACAAGTCCATCAAGCCGTTACTAGCGGGAGTTCCCGTAAGTCCGACTATCCGTTTCAACTTCGGTCTGACTTTCATAAAAGCCTTGAACCGTTTCGACTGGTGATTCTTGAATGAACTCAACTCATCAATGACCGCCATATCGAAATCAAATGTCAGACCGCTCTCCTCGACAAGCCACTGTATATTCTCACGGTTGATGATGTAGATATCTGCGGGAGTGCATAGGGCTTTCAGACGCTCCTGCGCCGGTCCGACAACCACACTGTACTGCAGATTTTTCAAATGCTCCCACTTTTCGATTTCAGCCGACCAGGTATCACGAGCCACACGAAGTGGTGCTACCACCAAGACTTTATGTATTTCAAAGCTGTCAAAAAGCAGGTCGTTTATTGCTGTCAGAGTAATGCTCGTCTTGCCAAGTCCCATATCCAGCAGAAGCGCTGAAATGGGGTGGGTGATTATGAACTCGGCGGCATACCGCTGATAATCATGTGGTATGAACTTC